GCAGCCGGAGCGTTGCTCACGGTCTGGAACGCGCCAGACGCGATGATCGGAGGAGATATGGTGATCGTAGTCTCGTTCGATGTCGTGCCATCCGCCGTCACGTCGGCACACACAACGAACTGCTGCAAGTAAGGCAGAGTTGCCTTCGTCACAGGGTTGACCGCGTACACCGTATCGATCGTGAACACATCGCCCTTTTTCAAGGTCACGCTCGCATCCCACCCGGAGGTGGAGAGCTGCATGGTGCCGGTATCCTTCGACGCCGCATAGGTCGTTGAGAGCGCGCCAGTCCCCGCCGCCTTGGTGACAGGCGTGGTATCATCGCGCGTGCCGGCCGTGTGCGTCGTGACGTTCTGCGACGAATATGTGTCAACGCCACCGATGCGGCCCAGGAGTCCCTCACGGTAGGCATCCTTCGCCACGTTCTGCATATACAGCGCAGTTTGTGAGCCGAGCATCCCCCACTGATCCGTAGGAGAAAGCACCGCCGAGCGGCCATCGGTTGGGACGCCAAGGCTATCGAGCCGAGCCGGGGCCAACGCAAAGTCCTTGAACGAGTCCACGGTCTGGCCCGGCGTGCCGACCCAGTTATAAACGTCCTTGTAGAGGCCAGTCAGCTTGCGGTCGATGGAGTTAGCAAGCTGCACCATCGCCGGCTTGATGACGCGCTCGGAAAGCTCACCGATCTTCAACGTCAGGTCGGACGAGGTGAACGCGAAGTCCACGCCCTCCTGAGTATCGACGGTGATGGCAAACTTGCCCTCGACCACATCCTGGCCCGAAGCAGTCGCGCCGCTGCGGACAGTGAAGTCGGTCGGCCGGCGAATGGAGATCGTATCGCCAACCTTGTAGCCGTTCACCTTGTTGGTGAACTCTTCCTCGTAGCCGCGATAGACGAGATTGCCCATCACGCAGTTGTTGTCGAGGATCATCACCGCTTCACGCGCGATGATATCAGCGGTCAGAGTCGTGTTCGTGGTCATGGATAAAGGTCCTTCTGGCGGGCGCAATCACTGCGTGCCGCTCGGGGATTTGCCGTCATCACGACGGGAAATCGGAATGTGAAAGATCAGCCCCTCCACCCGGCCTTGCGCTTGGCGACGTATTCGTCCATCGACGCCTTCGACGGATCGAAGGTTGGAGACGCGCCGCCCTTCAGCGGGGCAATCGGTGCGGGGGCGTTGGTTTTGCTGTTTTTCGCAGGAAGACGGACAGCGCCTTCAAGCCGGCCGATCTCTCGGGCCAGCTCGCGTCCGGTCATACTGTTCAGGGCTTCCAGCTTGTCTGGGTTTTTGGCGAGGTAGTACGAGAGCAACGCGCTCTTGTCGGAGGAGAGGATTTCCCGTCCGACTTCATCGGAGACCGGCACCTTCGAAGACGCCAGCACCTTGTCGTAATCGGTAATCGTCTCCCGCGCCTCTTCAACGCGGTCTTGATGCTCCAGCACCCGTTCTCGCCACTGCTCTGCCTGAGCGGTTTTGCTGCGCGATTCCTGCTCGCGTGCGCGTTCCTCGCGGAGGAACTGTTTTGCCTTCCAGACGGCGCGCGCTTCCGTAAAAGCGAAAACATCGCCGTTGAAATCAGCTTCCTGCGGTTCTTTGTCAGCGTCGTCACCAGCCTGCGGCCGGCGTTCGAGGGCCTCCATACGAGCCCGCAGTTCTTCATTCTCTCGCCGTAGTTGATCGTTCCGCAGTCGCTCGCGACGCGACCCGGATAGCTTCTTCGGCTTGTCTTCGCCGGATTGATCGTCGGTGCCAGCATCATCGCCAGCGCCTTCCGCTTTCTCCGGTTCGTTGCCCGTCTCAGCCTCAGGCTCGACCTTGGCCGGGGCCTCTTCCTGCGTCTGATCCAGATTCACAGTGGGATCGTCGCCCGGCGTTACCGCCAGCGTGTCTTCATCGCTCATTGTGCAGTCCATAAAAAACCGCCCACCAGGCGGCTGTGACCAGCGTCTAAGCGCCGGAATGCTATTCGGCAGGCTCGCTGGCCTGCTCTTGCTGTTGCCTGTGGCGTTCGGCGGTGTGCATCATGTTCTGGCCCGCCTGCACCATACCAAGCTCGTGCTTCTGTTCTGCCTGCTCGATACCGCGCTGTTTGATGGCAAGTTCGGTCAGCTTGATTTGATATTCGACCTCAGCTAGCCGCTGCTTCTGCGCCAGTTCCTGCTGCTTGGCGTGATATTCCAGATCGGCCATGCGCGCGTCGTTCTCGGCCTTCGTCATCTCGGCCTGCGCCTTGATGATGGCGGCATGATCCTGCTGCTCAGGCGGCTGCTGAACCTCTTTGGCCTTGGCCGCAATCTCGACCTTCTTCTGCTGGTTATCGAGTTCCTTGCCCTCAAGCTCGATCATGATGGCGCGCTGCTTGATCTCTGCCTCTTGCGCGGCCTGCTGTTCCTCTGGCGAAGGCGGTTGCGGTGGCGCGTTCGGGTCTTCGTTCTTCTTCTTCAGTTGCGCCTTGATCGCGGGCGGGAGGATCGCCTCAAGCCGTTCCCCGATTTCCTCGGAGTCCGGCCAGTCCTGCATCTTGGCGTAGATGTCACCCAACACCGCACCAGCGCCAGGAACGGCCTGCATGAACGCCGTCATGGCGTCAGCGGCTTCTTCCCGTCGCGTTGCATAGCTCGGCCCTGCAACCGTCACAACATCATAGGAGCCCGCCGTGATGTCGTTCATCACGATTTCCATGCCGTCCCGCAGCGTCGGCTTGTTGATCTCTGCCGTGTCTTCCTTGCCGTCGGCACCGATAATGCGGATCATCCGGTAAGTGTCATAGATGTGCGGAGCCAGATCGACGATGATCTGCCCGGTTCGCTGGATCGCAAGCGAGAAATTGGCGTGATAAACAAACGTCCCGGTATCGGCCTGCGCATCGCGGCGGCGGATCGCAACGCCGCTCGTCTCATTCGACCTGGCCCCGAGCGATGCATCGTAAATTCCGACAACGGCGCGCATCTTCTCGGATGCCTGCTGCTTGCCCAACATGATCGCCTGCGATGCGACAGGAGGCGCAACCCGCTGCGGGGCGCCAGGATTGAGCGGATCGGGCGTGTACTCCAGAAACGGATGATTCTCAGTGTTCGCCGTTTCCCAGATGTCGTAATGATCTTGGAATTGCTTGGTGGTCCCGATCCACGGCGCTTTCGGCTGAAGCGCAATAACCTCGGTCTCGGCCGAGGCATAATAATTCAGCATCCGCTGCGGCTCTTTGGCGTAACGCACGATCCCGTGACGGTACACATCACGGCCAATGTAAACCTCTTCGCCAACGAGAGGCACAATCGGGATATGCAGCCCCGGCCATTCGTTTTCTTCCAGAACTTCGGCGCAAGTGATCTTGTACTGACACACCTTGAAGCTATCGCGCTGCTCAACGCGGTAACCGGCCGCGATGGCCTGCTCCGGCGTGATGTCGTCCCGATCCGTGATATCAATGATTGCACCGTCAGGTGCCATCGCCAGCGTGCGCTTGATCGGCTTTTTGAGCCAGTATTCCGCGACGCGAACAAAATCGTCGCCATACCAGCTATGAGACGATTGGCCTTCCCTGATTTCAAAGCCTTCCGACTTGGCGTTCGGCCACTGCTGCTTGAACTTCGCCAGCGACATATCGACCGGAACGAAGCAGTGCATCGCGTCTTCGCGCGTCGGCAGAATGGCGTCAGCGTCCCAAATGACCGCGACACCATCACCAATCGCTCCGATCCTGATTTCCTGGTTGAACGTCGTCGAGCTGGCGTATTCGGTCAGGATGCGCCAATGACCAATGCCACACGCAACCTGGCTGTCGGCCGCTTGTGTGTACACGCTCTGAGCATAGGAGCGGTTCTCGATATATCGCACAATGCCGGCGAGGACTTCGGCCGTCTTCGGATCAGCCTGACTATCGACCGGCACAACCTTAATCCCCGGCTTAGCCTGCCGCATGTCACCAGTGACTTGACGCACGAACTGCGGAATTTCGTTGATGACATGGGTCGGGCGGCCCTTGCGCGCATTCAGCGCGGTCTGGTCCCACTGATCCTCGACATTGCCGCGACGAAACGCCAGATCGGAATAGGCTTCCTCGATGTTGCGCCGATCATGCTCCCAATCGCGGTCGTATTCCTCCATGGCCTGCTTGTGGACTTCGGGCCAATGAGCTTTGGACGCAGTTCCGCGTTCGCCGGGCTTGTCGTCGGCGTCGTATTGCTCTTCGGACATGATCCTAGCCGCAACTTTCCTGACGATCGCGCGTCAACTCCGCGACGATATCCCCGGTGCGATAGATGCGACCGCCACTCTTATCTAGCCGGTCAAGCATTTCATCGACGACGCCAGTGCCCTTGTATTCGCCCGCGAACATCCACAGGCTTCCCGGGTCATGCCTGAAATATCCGGGCAGAACTTCCCGCAATACGACATACACCTCGGCCTCAGGGCCGTTAGCGCCATACCTTCCACCCAGCAATTGCCTCACTGTGCGGGCTGAATTGTCGCCAGCGTTAGCGTCGGGGGTGTCTGTCATGCGTCTAAGCGCCCATCCAACCGGCAGTAGCTCGCCGTGGCCGTCTCGCTACTTCCTGAGACGGGGCCTCATAGGCCACACACATCAACCCGAACGCATCCGCACCATGGCTTGACCAGTCATGCTCCGGTCCCAAGCCGATATTGCGCGTTTCGTCCTTGCGCTCGTGATACCAGCCCAATGCGTCTATCCCGCCTGTGGTCGTATCGGCATTGAACCAGATCGAAGGGAATAGTCTGCGGCCAGCCTCGATCCGCATGGAAGCTGCGCCCTTGCCTTGATTTGGAATTACTGTGACCTCAAACCCGGCCGCCCGGAACGCGCTTTCATAGGACACGTCGTAAACCTTGTCCTGCGTCGTCCCGTCATGCGGCAGAACGATCAATGCGTTGCCATAGCCATTCGAGCGCAACCAGTTAACGTGCGTGGCGAGCGGCTGCCCAACAGCCTCGTAGTAGTTGAGAACGCGGATTTCCCGGCCAATGAACTGCGCAATCCAGATCGCAACAGCGTCCGCCCGCGCGCCTGTACCGCCGATGTCGAAGAATGCCCGATAGGTCATCAACGGATCGGCTGGGACATTGCCTATCCGCCCTTTTGATCGCGCCTCGACAAGGCATTTCGCATAATAAGCGCCGTCAACAACGCCGGCATAATCGCCTTCCCAGATATGGCCGTATTGGTCCGGCTGGCTGTGAAGGCAATCAAGCCGCTCTTGATTAAGCACCTTGGGAAACCATGGATTGTCAGACCAGTTAGCCCGCAGAACCGTCGCGCCAGTTGGCAACGTTTCGCCTCTCAGCATCACGTCCACCGGGTCATTCTTGCGACGCGGATTCCACGAAAACCACAATTCCGAGCCATCGGCCCGGATCGTCGGCCGCAGCAATGACAGCGACCGCGTGCTAAGCGTTTGCGCTTCTTCGCACCATGCGCGCTTGAAACCTTCCAGCGACTTGATGGATTCTGCGGTATGATCCTGCATACCCTGGAAAGTCACAACGCCGTCGCCAGGTGTTTCGATCACCTCCCGGAAGACCTTGAAGCCATCAGCCTCGCCCAAGCGATGCTCCGCGAGTTTATCCTCGATCAGGCGCTTGGCGGAATCCTTGAGTGACTTCTGGACCTCGCGGATGCAGACTGACCGAAGGCCCTTTTCAGCCAGGCTATCCTCGATCAGCAAATCAGCGAAGAAATGGGACTTGCCTGAACCAC